TCAGGTAATGTAAAAACTGCATCAAAACCAGATTCTAACTTTGGAAATCGTATGGAACGTGAGTTTGATTTGATTGATGAAGGTGTAGATCCTAGTGCAGCAGCAAAACAAGCATTGATAGACTTCCCTGTCACTCAAGGTGGTGGGGGTGTTGTAGCTGGTGGAGCAATGCCACCACAAATTATACCTGTGCCTGGTAAAAAACAAGTCATATATGTGGCAGAAACTAAAAAAGACGAGAGTAAATCCAGAACCGCAGTCATTGATGTATTTGGTAAGGGATCAATGGAGGTTGTATCATGATGAAAGCATTACCTCCAGCTATGTCAAAACAAGGTGGTGGACTAGCAAAGTTCGTTGGAAATCCTAGTGCTATTACAAAGGCAATGGATCTTCCTGCGTCTCAGCAGACTGTTGATGTATCTGCTACAGATGCAACACCTAAACCAGTAGTAGCACCAAAGGCGTTACCAGCTGCAAATCTGGTTCCAGACCCCATAGCTGCATATGGTCAAGATACAGATGGTAGCACAATATATGATAAGGCAGAAAGAATAAGAAGATTTAAAGAGGAGAGAGCTAAGAGAGCTGCAGGATTTGTTGCACCTCCAAAAGAAGCGGGAGATATACCAAAGGTAGATAAGTTAGAAGATGTAGGTGCAGGAGAAGATCAAGTTAAGGAGAAAGTTAAAAAAGATTTAGAGGATGAATTTAGTATAGATCCTAAGTTGAAGAAAGCATTTATGGATGCGTTGGCACTTCCTGCTAAGTCTGCTGCTGTTGCAATGATAGACTTATTAGAGAAGATCCCTGCACCAAGCAAGGAAGCATCTAAAATATTGAATAGAAACATATCTAAGGTAGCTCAATCATTTAAGTTAGGTGCTGCTAGTTCTGAAGTTGCTAACGATGAAGAAGACAACGATAAAAAGAAAGAAGGTAGTGGTGGATCCGTATTAGGAACATTGCTTGCTAAAGCAGTTAACTTTGTTAAGGGTAAAGTTGGTGGCGGTGGTGGTGGAGAAGGAGAAAGCACTGCTACACCTTCTCAACCTATGTTACCAGCAGGAGCTTCTGGTGATCCGTCACATGGAAGACGTGCACCATATACAGGAACTGCAGATGGTATAGGACTTGGAGACGGCTCAGGCAGAGCCATGCAACCTATCAAGAAACGTAAGTCGTTAGCATCTAAGTTGTTTGGTATGACACCTATGGGTATGGCATTCAATGCAGGAACTAAAATATTTAAAGGTGCAAAAGGATTAGCGGGTAAAGCAGCAGGATCTGGTTTAGGTAAAGGTTTGAAAGGTTTAGCTGGCAAAGCATTTGGTATGACACCAATGGGTATGATGGCGAAGTTTATGATGAAAAATACAAAGATTGGAGGTATATTTTCAAAGGGTGAGCAGAAGACTAATTTAACAGAACTGACTGATAAAACTATACAAGAGAATAGAGAGAGTGCTGACGCTAAAACTAAGAAAGACATTGCCACTGCTGCAGGAACTGCAGCTGCTATTAGTGCAGGAGTTCCAAGTGCACCTCCAACACAAGGAGAAGGTGGTGCTCTTGCTCAACCAGATATCAAAGAGTCTCCATACCTTGATGTATACAACGTAACTTCGCAATTCTAATGGCATCAGTTAACACCCAATCTAACTTTCAATTAATTGAGTTCCTTATTGCGGATTATAACCCAATAACAGTCAACCAAGTTCTGTATGTAAAATACACAGAGGACTTACAGGCTGCCACCATGAAAATGGAAGTGCAAATAACTGATAGTGAATCAGGTTTCTTATCGGAGTTAACTGGTATGGAACGAGTTTTTATTCGTATTGGTGACAGCGAAGGTAAGACTGAAATTGGTGGAGACTTTGTAATATATGACATACAAGACAGAAGAAATGTAGGTGGAAAATCATCTGCTGTGCTTATGCTTTGTACTTTAGATTTTTTAAACAACGCTGCTAATAAAATATCACGTAGATTTGGTAAAGGTAAAGGTAAAAAAATAGATGATATTGTCAAGAAAGAGATATTAATAGATTTAGTAGGAGTTATGGAGAGTAAGATAGCGGACTTTGAACCATGCATCAACAACTTCTCATTTGTATCACCATATTGGAATCCATTTACTGCAATCAGATGGTTATCTTCAAAAGCAATACCAGCATCTAAAGGTAGTGGTAAAGCAGCAACTGCAGGATATGCTTTTTATGAGACACGAGCAGGATATAATTTTGTTTCATATGATTTCTTTGCTACAAAAGAACCAGTCACAAGAATGGTTGTGGGACATGAAGGTGGTGAGTTAGAAGAAGAGACTGATACAGGTATTACTCCAATTAGTAGTATAAAATTTGAGACATCAGTTGATTTGTTAAAGGGTCTGAATTTAGGTTCATACTCTAGTAATGTAATGACCTTAGACCTCAAAGACATGAAATATGAGGAGCATCCTTTTAGTATTAATAAATATTATCAAGATGTTCGGACTTTAAACGCAGGAGCAGCTCCAGAGTTTTATAAAGGATTTGATAACACATTGACATATACAAGAATCATGTCTAAAGTATCTGACTCTGCACTGTTTACTGAAGGAACATACACACAAGGATTTACAAAGCAACTTTCGCAATCTAGTTTAAGAGAAAAATTATTTTATAGTAAAAGAGTTGTGGTAGAATTAGTATCAGACTATTCATTAGAAATAGGTGAAGTTGTCCAGTTAGATATTTACAAAGGTGGTAGTAATAGAGAACCAGACTATGCTAACTCTGGTAAATATGTTATTGGTAAAGTTGAAAGAACATTCAAATCTAGTCAAGATAAAATGACAACTAAACTTACATTATATACTGACTCAGACGGAGCTGTCATTGAAAAATCATGAACGAAAGTATTGCTAATTTTATAGGAAAAGAAGGATTTAACTGGTGGATTGGTCAGGTAGAGAATGATGGTGGAAAATATTGGAATACTGAATTGGATGATGGTAAAGGTGCACTTGATTATAGTGACTTTGACTGGACAAATAAAGTAAAAGTTAGAATTATAGGATATCACAGTCCTAATAGAACAGATTTACCTACAAAGGATTTACCATGGGCTCAGGTCTTGATGCCCCCAATATATTCGCAACGTTCTGGTATTGGATCTATTCATCAATTGCAACTTAACAGTTGGGTTGTTGGTTTCTTTATGGATGGAACATCAGCACAGATACCCATAGTCATGGGTTCTATTAGTGATGAGAACCCTGATGCAGGATATGGAGTTAGCGGTGGTGAAAAGAAAGGTTATGCTAAACTAACAGCAACTGATTATAAGAAACGAGATCACAATACAGACGGTAGTTCTTCACCAAACACAGCTAACACAACACAAGTTAACGAAGAGACTGGTGTAGATGAAGCACCTACAAATAATGATGGGCATAAGAATGAGGAAGGAGAAGAAACCACAAAGAATGAACGTGGTAAGGCAGAGACCGAGAGTGAAAAACAAAAGATAGCAACTGAGAAACAAAAGGTCACAGTCCATGTTGGTAATGGTAAATGTGGATCAGAGACTGCTACTAAACTAGAAGCACCCATGGCAGAGTTTATGAAGTTTGCTCGTGGCGTAGAGAAGAATGATGTTGATCAGTTTGTCAACAAATTAAATGGTGCTGTTGTTGATATGGACTATGAAATTAACATAGTATCACAACGCATACAAAAGAAACTCACTGGACTAACTGCTAACATTAAGGGCGTAGTCATGGAAGAGACTAACAAACTTGTGCAAGAAGGTTTAGAAAAACTTAGTGTTCCAGACCCTGAGTTAGATGTTGCAGTTCGAGATCAGTTAACAAATGTTGGAGATCTTGTTTCATGTTTGTTCAAGCAAGTGATAGGTGAATTAGGTGATTTCATCAAAGGTATGCTCAAAGATTTGGTAGAGAATGTATTAGACACTGCTCTATGTCTTGTGCAAAATATTCTTGGTGATATCATGAAGAAACTCATGGACAGTATCACGGGTGCATTGGGTATATTGAAAGGTGTTACGGGTGCTATCAAAGGTGCAACACAGAAAATTCAAAACTTACTTAACAAGGTCGGTGATTTTATAGATTTATTTTGTGATGGTCAATTATCATGTGCCATTGGTGCATCTGTATTTGATACTGGTATCGGTGTCAAAGCAAAAGGTCTTGAAGCAGCAGCAAAACAGATATCACAGTATAAAATTAAACCACCAAATGCTATATCAATCGTTGGTAAAGGTATACCTATTAACGGACTAGTTCCTGCTGTTGACCGTAATGGCGTTAAGAAAATATTTGACACTGCTAGTGGTGCACTTGTTGATCTTAATAGTGCAGCTGGTCTTGCATCTGGTCTAACAAATCTAGCATTTGATACACGAGGACCTCTAGAGAAGTTTGAGGGAGTAAACTTCTATGACTCTGCTGGTAACATTGCAAGTGCAGCAGTCAATTGTAGTAATAGTATATTGAATAGAAAACCATGCTTCCCAGAAATGGTATGGGATAACTTACAGTCAACAAGTCCAATAAAAGCACTACCTATAATAGATGACATAGGACAGATACTTGGTGTGTTGATGAATAAGAAAGGATCTAATGTAAATGCAGAAGCATCTGTCAAAGCACAGTTTACATGTAACGAACCAGAAGGCAGTGGTGCTAAGTTCAAACCAAATATTTCAAATGGTAAGGTAGAATCAATTGAAGTTATTACTTCTGGTATTGGATATGGATTTGATCCTGCTGACACTTTCTGCCCTAAAGAACAGTATGGCGTGTTAGTTGATAAAGTAGGACTACAACAACATCTTACTAATGGTGAGTATATAGAGCAAGTAACAACTACAGGCAACCCTGACATATTACAGGTTGCCGATACTGATTATGATGAAGATCATATATTACTTGCAACTATAGATCCAGAATTCAATCCTAACTTAGAAGTTGGTCTAAATTTAAGAACTAAATCTGGTCATGAGTTCGTCCTTAACTTTGACAGGAAGTTCCCAACTTTAGTCATACCACAAGATGCAAAAGCATTATATGCTAAGTGTGGGGATATTATTCCAAAGATAGATACAGTCAATATAATAAACGTAGGAACTAATTACGTAGATCCAATCATAACTATTGGAACTGGAACTAAGAAGCAAGAAATAGGAACAGCTACTCCAGATTCTCAGGGTAGATTAATCAAAACAACTTTAACAAAACAAGTTCTAGGTTTTGTAAAACCTGTCGTAGAAGAAAGGTTAGCAAATGGAACTGGAACTGGTGCACAATTGAGTGTGGTGTATACATACACAAGTCCAAGACAACTCAAAGAAAACAATATCTTACCACTCACACAATATATTGACTGTGTGGGTCATCCTATGATAAAATCTACCATAGAAGATGAAGATGCCAGTTTGACTGACTCAGGATTTAACTTAATTGATAGCACAATAGATGAGACAACTCAACTCAATACTACTAATGCTGTTCAGACTGCACAAACAGTTTCAGATCCAGTGTCAACTCCAGTAACGGAAGAGACTACACAACAGACTCAACAGACTCAGCAAACTCCACCAACAACACCACCCGCACAAAATAATCCACCACAACAAGGTGGTTACGGAGGATACTAATGACTATCAATCCATTTACAGGTGGGACTGACGATCCAAACGAGACACCTGATGTAAAAATACAATATCCTTTGAACTGGGTTCAGTCAACATCTGCAGGACATATGTTCGAGATGAACAATACTCCAGAGGGAGAATACATACGTTTGCTCAATGCAAATGGTAACTTTCTTAACATAGATGAGAAAAACAACAACAACTTAGTTTCGTATAATGATACATATATCTTATCAGACCATAATCTTGTTATAAAAGTCGGTAAGGACGTAAATTCTGACCGAATGGCACTGCATATTATTGGTGACGTTAATTTATATGTTGAAGGAAATATGCATACTGAGGTCGAAGGTGACCGTTTTGATAGAGTGAATGGCAACTACCAGATGCAAGTCGGTGGTGTATGCACTATTCAGTCAGATGAGAACTTAGCAATACAAGCTAGGAATGAAATGAAATTGCAATCCAATGCCTATACAAACAGGACAACGTTCCTGTATAATGATTTGAGTAGAGGCGGTTCTGTCAAAGAGAACGTAAGAGGTAATTATGAAGTTAAGATATTAAAAGAAACATCTACATTCTCTGTCAACAGTGACGGAGACATCCGCACAAGAGCTGCAGGATGCAGATATGAAAAAGTTGATG